GTAACTGAAACAGGAGCTACTGACGCTTCTAACATCATCGCTCGTTTAGGAAACGTAGTAGACGCTGTACCTTCAACTATCTATGGTAACGAAGGATTGGCTATCTATATCTCTCAAGCTGACGCACGTTCTTACGTAAGAGCTCAAGCTGCTTTAGGATATAAAGATTTATACCACGTAGGACAAACTGAAATGGACTTCGAAGGTGTTAAATTATTCGTAGCTAACGGACTTAACAGTGGGCAAATGATCGCTGCTGAGAAAGAAAACTTGTTCTTCGGTACAGGTTTACAAAATGACATGAATGAAGTGAAATTGATAGACCTCGCGGACATCGATGGTTCACAAAATGTTAGAGTAATCATGAGATTTTCTGCAGGCGTAAACTACGCTATCGGATCTGAAATCGTGCTATCTCAATTAGCATAATTAAATAAATAGGGAGGGTAAAACCTCCCTTTAATTAATAACTTTAAAAACATAAAATTATGGCATGTACATCATTATCAGCAGGTCGCTTAGAAGTATGTAAAGACACAGTAGGTGGTTTAGCTGCTGTTTACTTTATTAACTTTGAAGATGCAGAGTTCGTAGTAGACGGTGCAACAGGACTAGCTACTGAGGACGGAAACGTTCCTTCAGCTTACAAGTACGACTTAAGAGGGACATCTACTTTCGAGCAGAACCTTCAAACATCAAGAGAGAACGGAACTACATTTGTAGAGCAGACTCTTACAGTTTCATTAAAGAAACAAGATTCAACAACTAACAAAGAAGTTAAATTATTAGCTTACGGGAGACCTCACATCCTAGTAGAAGATAATAACGGAAGTGTTTGGGTTATGGGTCATGAATACGGAGCTGAACTTACAACTGCTGCAACTTCTACAGGAGCTGCAATGGCTGACAAATCAGGTTATGAAATGACTTTCGTAGCATCTGAGAAAGTTTTAGCACCATTCACTACTGAAACATTAGCGTCTACTTACGCTATTGTAGTAGGGAGCTAGTAACTAGCATATTATCAATAAAACGGACCTTATATTAAGTTATAGGGTCTTTTTTTTGCATTATACCTATACAATTACTATACATTGTGTATTATATGCGACTAATTACCTGATATACAAAACAAAAACAATCAAATACTGTTTTTAAATAAAGTTAATTATGCACTATATCGATACTAATACGGACCTTAACAACCCTGTCACTCTATATCTTAATACTAGAGTAGAGAGCAGTGTACTAGTAGATGTAGAATTGTATTCAGAAAACGAAAATAAGCTCATATACACAGGTTCAGGATTAAGCTTAACTGAAGGGGGTTACTTTCAAGAGGTAACTATACCATTTCAGTCTAGTCTAGTAGATAAAAAAACATATACAATCCTATTAAAATCAGGAGGTATAAATGTATATCAGTCTAAAATATACGTAGACTCTACTAAAGACTTTACATTAAAAACTACCGTAATGACTACAGGTAGCTATCAATCAAATACTACAAATAACGAATTTACAATTATATAATATGAATTTTATTAATCTATCAGGCTATGAAATGCCTAAGGCTATTGAAGATAAACGCAGAGAATGGGTAGCATACGGTGAAGATAACAACTACTACTCTTTTCTTATCGACTCTTACCTACAGTCAGCTACTAATAACGCAGCTATTCGCTCTATATCTGATAATATATACGGAGAGGGTATATGTATAGAAGGCTTAGAGAAGTCATCTAATGAGGTTAAGGAGCTTAGAAAGTTTATTAATCACAGAGACTTAAAGAAGATTATACAAGAGCGTAAAATGTTAGGTCAGGCTGCTATGCAAGTTATATACTCTAAAGCAGGTAATGATCGTAAAGTAGTGAAAGTTAAACACTTTCCTATACACACTCTAAGACCTGAGAAGATGGATGGTGAAGGCGTTATATCTAATTACTACTATCACCCCAATTGGAGTGAAAAAAAGAGAAGTGATACGCTAAAAAGAATACCTACCTTTGGTAACTCTACTGAGAAGATTGAACTATATATCTTAAAGCCTTACATGTCAGGGTACGACTACTTTAGCCCTGTAGATTATTCAGGAGCTTTACCTTATGCTGAGCTTGAAAATGAAATCTCAGACTACTTACTCAATGAAACTAAGAATTCTTTTAGTGGAACTAAAGTAATTAACTTTAATAACGGTATACCTGATGTAGAGCAAAGAGACGCTATAACTAGAGATGTTAAGTCTAAACTTACAGGATCTAGAGGTCAAAAGGTAATAGTTGCATTTAATGAAGATAAAGAGTCAGCTACAACTGTAGAAGATATATCTTTAAATGACGCTCCTGCTCACTATGAGTACTTAGCTAATGAAGCTATGCACAAGATTTTAGTAGGTCACAGAGTTACGTCACCTATGCTTTTAGGTATTAAAGACTCAGGTAATGGACTAGCTTCTAATGCTGATGAGATTAAAAACGCTTCTCAGTTATTTCATTCAACTGTAATTAATAACTATCAAGATGAGTTAATAGACGCTCTTACTGAAATAATGGAGCTTAATGGTGAGGTCCCTGAATTGTACTTTATAACATCACAGCCTATAGAGTTTACTTCAGAAGATCAAGAGAAAGAAGGTAAAGATTACAAAGAAACTGAAGAGGCTCCTGTAGACAAAGAGGATGCTGAGAAAGAAGATGATACTAAATTATCATCTCATGAAGGATTAACAGTGGACCCTAAATTTATTAAGGACGCATTAGAATTATATAAAGCCTCTAAATAATATGTGTAAAACTGTAAACGGAATTGCTGATATTCACATATACCTAGAACGTATAGGAGAATCTGTGGATGAAAATGAATGGGCTATGGTTGATTCTAGGATAGACTTAGATGAAACTGAAGATGAGAATATAGAAGAGATGCTAAACACAGCTCTAAGCGTCTCTGTAAGTCTCTCAGGAGACACTAGACAAAAGGACAGTATACAAGACTCTAAGTTCATTAAAGTTCGTTACAGGTACGCTAAAAAGACAAAGAGACATGGTTCTAGTGGAGCTACGTCTAGAGATTTCTGTAGAATGATGCACTCTAGTAGAAAGGTATATAGAAAAGAGGATATACTTAAAATGCAACAGGATGGTGTAAACTCTAGGATGGGTCATAATAAAAAACCCTATAGCATTTGGTTACACAAAGGCGGTGTTAATTGCTATGATGTATGGGAGCGTGTTATATACATTAAGAAAACAAAGAAAGATGGTAACCCTTACGGAGGTGGAGCCTTGACAGGGACCAATAAAAGCACTGTAGGTCAAGCTAAGAAAAAAGGATTTAATCCACAAGGTAGAAAACAAAAAAATAATAAAAGAGTAGCTGAGGCTCAGATAGACCGTTCTGATAAAGGTCATCACCCTAGTTACGTTAAACCAAAAAGAAAATAAAATGGCACAAGCATTATTCATAAGCAAAGACGACTTAATACGTCAGACAGCTTTATCAGGTAATTTAGATTTTGACAAGATAGTACATTTCATCAAAATTGCTCAGGATATTCATATACATCAGTTACTAGGCTCTAGACTATACAATAGATTACAGTCAGACATACTAGGAGACTCTCTAAGCGGTGATTATGAGACTTTGGTGATGGACTATATAAAGCCTATTTTAACTCAATATAGCTTCTTAGAGTACTTGCCCTTTAGTCAATACACTATATCTAATAAGGGTGTGTTTAAAAGTAAGTCAGAGAACTCAGACTCTACAGATAGTAGTGACATTAAAGAGATGAAAGAGGCAGCTAGAAATACTGCAGAGAGCTACGCTACTAGAATGGTAGATTACCTACATCACAATCAAGAGAAGTACCCTGAGTATTTGACTAATAACAATGAAGAGGTAAGCCCTAAGAAAACAATTAACTTCGGTAATTGGCATATATAACAGGAATTCATGAGTACTAGCAACGAAATACAGGATTTTAAGATTACTAGAATGCAGAACGAGATAGAGTTCTTTAAGCAGACTACTGAGCAGTCTTTAGTTAGGAATGGTAAACAACTAGATAGAATTATATCTATACTAGAAGATGACGATACGATAAACAAAAAAGGACTAGTTACAAAGGTTAATGAAATGCAGTCTAAGATATATAGCTTAAGAAACTTTTTAAACGCCTATAAATTAGCTGTAGCTATGATAGCAGGCTTATTCACAGCTATAGGTGCTGCTATTGCAACTTACTTAAATATTAAAAAGATATAATGAGACTTACTAAAAACTTTACCAAAAGAGAGTTTAAGAGTAAAGATGGAGCTATAATGCCTATCGAAGTACTAGAGAATGTAAAAGAGTTAGCTTTTAATTTACAAGTGTTAAGAGACTTCTTAGGTGAACCCTTAAGAATAAACTCAGCTTACAGGTCTGAAGCTCACAATAAGGCTGTAGGTGGATCATCTAGATCACAGCATTTACTAGGTAAAGCTAGTGACCTGAGAGTAAAAGGGTTAGATAGTGAGGACCTATATCATATTATAGAAGCCCTTATAAATGAAGGTAAGATAAAAGAAGGAGGGCTCGGTCTTTATAATTCTTTTGTACATTATGACATCAGAGGTACTAGGGCTAGATGGAACTTTAAAAAATAAAATTATGAGTGATAATCCAAAACTAAGAAAAAACGGAGGTAAAGGAACTGCTACAGGCAATTTCTTAAGATCTATAAACTTCTCTAAAGTAGCTGAAGTAGTAGGTAACCTAGTAACAGGTGATATAAAATCAGCTATAGAAGTAGTATCTAATAAAGATAACGGAATGACTGATGCAGAGAGAGCATACGCTTTACAGGTGATGCAGTTAGATGCTGAAGAGATGAAAGGCGTTACTCAAAGATGGAATTCAGACATGACTAGTGATTCATGGTTATCTAAAAACGTTAGACCTTTGTCATTAATATTTCTTACTGTAACCACTGTAGCTCTTATATACTTAGACTTTTACGATTCTACTATAGAAGTTCCTAATGAATGGATTGAGCTTCTTAAATCGCTTCTTTTAGGTGTATATATCAGCTATTTTGGTAGCCGTGGACTAGAGAAATACAAATCTATAACTAAATAACAAACTAATTGAGAGCTTAATCGCTCTCTTTTTTTTTAAACATAGCTATCCTGTATACGGTTTTTTCTTTGACTTTATATTACTTTGTAAATTTTCACATCACTTTTTATAAACATCACTTTTTAAATTTGTTTACTTTTTAAATATTTAACTTTCTATATATTAACTTTTTAAATAGTGAATTTTATATTATATATTTATAATAAGTAAAGATATATATTTTAAAGATATGGCAAAGATACGGTTTTTTTTTGACATACGCAAGTTATTTTGATTTTATTTTTTATCAATGTTAAACAGTAACTAAAATATTGTTTTTAAATAAAGAACCCTACTAACTAATTTTTACGCCCTCCGACATTTAAGGGGTTTTATTCGGGGGGCTTTTTTTTACATCATGGCTAAAAAGAAAACGCTTAAATATTGGAAAACTAAGATAGATAAACCGTTTCACGAGTATATCAGACGTAGAGATGCTGATAATGATTCAGGGTACTGTCAGTGTATTTCTTGTGATAAGCCTATTCACTTCACAGAGTCTGATGCAGGACATTTTATATCTAGAGGTAAACTAGCTACTAGATGGGATGAGCGTAACGTAAATGCACAGTGTAGAAAATGCAACCGCTTTGAATACGGTAGACAGTTTGAGTACTCATTAAAGATAGGTACTGAATTAGCAGAGCAATTACTACAAGAATCTAGAGCTGTATTTAAATTAATGGAGCATGAATATCAGGAGATCTTTGAAACTTACAGAGATAAACTAAAGGAAATCAAGGACTTACAAGGTTTCTAATACACAATAAAACAGATTTATTACTTATCGTTATAACATTATAGAAGTTCCAATAAAACGGAATCATATAAACTCGTTATAAGACTATAGCGAATACAATAAAACGGAATTTTAAAAGTTCGTTATAAGTGTATAACAATAATTAATAATAACTTAAAACCTTAAAAAAATGAGTACAATTAAACAACAATCAATCGAATTAATTAACAACATGTATATAGACAGGATGAAGGCTCTCTATACAAGTGAAGTGAGACTTCTAGAATTAAACATTAAAATAGACAGACTAGACGTAGGAGGTCTTAAAGCTATAAGAGACTCGCACCTAGAACATGCTGAGGTCCTAGAATACATCTTAAAAGCACTAAAATAAAACGGAATTAAATAAACTCGTTATAATACTATAACACTAAAAAAAAAGACATGAAAAACCCACAAAAAAAAATGACACAAGAAGAGAGAGAAGTATATAAAAAGATTCTAAGAGAGAGTTACCAATTAAATAAAGACAGGTATAGAGCTTATTACGATGAAAACATAGAAGAGCGTAAAGCTTACGGTAGAGCTTATTATAAAGCTAATAAAGAGAAGATAGCTGCAAAAGTTGAGCTGAAATACATGAAAGATACAGCAGAAAAAAGAGCAGCTAAAGAAGCTTTAAGGAATGCTAAAATTAAAGATAAAAAGAATAAAATAATTGCAAAACAAAATTCAAAAGAAGCTGCTAAACAGAATAAAAAAATAGATACACTTAAAAGAAGAGCTGAAAAAGAATTACTTAAGAATGTTAAGTCAATTTATAAGCTAGAGTTAGATGCTAAAAGACAGCTAGAAAGAACTCTCAAACATACCTCAAAGATGAGAGCCTTAGAGGAGACTAGGTACAGAAAGTCATGTGAAGATGCTGACTCATTAAGAAAATAAAACGGAATTAAATAAACTCGTTATAATAATATGAAAACAAATAGAAAGAGATTAAAAAGACTAGAGTCTACTGTTAAAAACATTATCGTGTTTATGTTCTTTATCAGGCTTGTAATAGATATCTTAGTCTAGTTCGAGTGATGTCCGAACGTATTAAAGGGGGGTTAATCACCCCCTGATAATAAAATAATTTAAAATAAGTTATAAAAAACTTGCATATATCATTTATATTTCGTATGTTTGCAACTCAATAACAATAAAAAGAATAAATTATGGACTATAAATCAGAGCTTATATTCGACTTAGTAAGTCATAGGTTATTTAATAACGTAGGCTACAGTAAGCTAAGTGAAGAGCAGAAAGAAGTAGTAAAATTAG